TAAAGCGATCCGCATGCAAGACAGCACCGCCGGCAGCGCCTTGGTGTTCGTCGTCAAGGTAAAGGACGCCACCGCCGAAATCACCGGTGCCGACATCGTGGGCACGATTTCCGAGACGGGCGAGCGAACGGGTCTCAAATTGTTTGAAACCGCAGGAAACAAATACGGCTTCGAGCCGATGATCTACATTGCACCGCGATATTCGGCGCTGGATGCGGTAAAACAGGAGTTGGCTGTCATTACCGAGAAAACCGAGGCGATGGCATACATCGACACGCCCGACGGATGGGGCTTCAACCAGGCCATCGAATCGCGCGGTGCGTCGGGTGATTTTGCCACGCTCAAAGCGGGGCAGAAACTCCTTTTTCCTCACGTCCTTATTCCCAACCCGGAGTACAATCCGGACGCCGAGGAGCCTGGGGAAAGATACCTCACGATGCCGGTGTCGGCCTATGCGGCGGGATTGCGGGCCAAGGTCGATTTGACCGAGGGCTGGCATGTGTCATCCTCTAACCACGCCTACACGGGGATCGAGGGTACCGACGTACCCATCACGTTCGCGCTCTCGGATAAAACGTGTGAGGCCAACCTGCTGAACGCACAAGGCATCACGACGGTTGTCAACATGTACGGCAACGGTATCGTGGAATGGGGCAACTACACCGCTGCGTTCCCCGGCACTACCACCCCCGAGGCGTTCGAGTGTGTCCGCCGATCGCTGATGATCATGAAGCGATCGATCACGATGGCCAGCGCCGCGTTTATCGACGTCAAGCAGGTGAAGCAGGCCGACATTGACCTGGTTCGCAACACCGTGAACCAGTACTACAACCGGCTGATGGCGGAGGGAAAGATCGTTTACGGTCAGTGCTTTTTCGACCCTGCGAAAAATCCCGTCACCGAGCTGGCGCAGGGCCACGTCACGTTTTCCAACGAGTGGACGCCCGCCGTGCCCATGCAGCGCATGACGTTCGACCACAAAATCGACCTTAACAAACTCTCAACCATCGAATAGCCATGAATATCGCAAAAGTTTACGACGCAAACGTCTATGTGAACAATGCCAGCAAACACGGGCTGGCGTCGGAGATCACCGCCCCGACCATCACGGCCCTTATGACCGACTACAAGGCGATGGGCATGATCGGTTCGGCCGAGTTTTTCAACGGGTTTGACAAACTCGAAACGACGATCAAATGGACGTACCCGGACAACGACGCACAGAAGGCGTTCGGGAATTTCCTCAAACCCGTGGATCTGATGATCCGATCCAGCAAAGCGGAGTATGACAACACCGGCATCACAGACGAAAAGCCCATCGTGATGTACATACGTGGGTACTCCAAGACGCTCCCGGGAGGATCGTTCAAGGCCAAGGAGGACACCGAACTGGAATCTACCGTGGCCGTCCAGTACTACAAGCTGGAGATCGACGGCGAGGAGATCGTCGAGATCGACGTAATTAACAACATCTACAAAGTAGGCGGCGAGGACTTGCTGGCCGAACGTAGGCAAAACCTTGGATTGTAATGGGCCAGCAAGCACTGAATCGTAAGCCGGATTTATCAGTCCGGCGGACGCTCCAGCTCGACGCCAACACCGAGATCGCCGAGATCGGCATCACGGTCCGCAAGCAGATGGAGCTGACCAACAACAAGAGCCTCACAGATGCCGAACGCGGCATGCACCTGATGGCCTCCAAAATTCTCGTGAACGGTCAGCCGATCGTTTACGACGATCTGATGGATGGCTTTACCACCGAGGAGTTGGAAAAGATCACCGAGTTCCTTTTCCCCGATGCAAAAAAAGAGGTTGAGGGGGCCAACTCAAAAAACGAGTAAGGACCGCTGCCGGTGCGATGGCGCTAATTAGACAAATTCCATACTCGGACATTGTTTTTTTAGCCCATTTTACCGGCGGCGGAATCGACGGCGTGCTCGATCTGATCGTGGAGGATTATTTCTCCTACTTGGACGCCGCCGTCGAGATTTACGAAAAGGAGATCACAACACCCCGCCGGGTGGTACTGTCCGGCATTGAAAAGCGATAACGACACATGGCAAACAACACTCTGAAATTAGCGTTCATTTTGTCCGCCACGGATAAAATGAGCCGTATAGTGGACGAGGCCGTCAAAAAGTCGACGGACAAACTTTCAGCATTCGAGCGTACTACAAGCAAAATAGGCCGCTCGATGATGAATGCCGGTACCGTAATGGCGGGTGCCGGCGCAGCTGTTGGCGCCAGTATTTTCGCGGTTGGCAAAGCGAGCGCCGATTATGCTGGCGATATGTTCGATATGGCCCGATCTACCGGAATGGGCGTCGAGTCGTTCCAAAAGATCGCCTATGCCGCAAAAATGTCGGGTATCGAAGCTGAAAAGGTCACCACGTCATTTATCAAGTTCGACAAAATGATCGTCGATGCCGCCGGCGGGAACAAGGCGTACATGCAGACGTTTAAGGATCTCGGCATTCAGATCAAGGACAGCGCCGGCAACCTCCGGCAACCGAATGCGATTTTCGAGGACGTGGCCGAAATTTTCCACAACACGGAAGATGGAGCCGCGAAAACGGCATTGGCAGTCGAGCTATTCGGAAAGTCGGGCGCCGCGCTGATCCCTATGCTGAACGATGGGAAAAGCGGTTTGCAGGCGTTTTACGCCGAGGCGAAACGAATGGGCCTTGTGTTGAGTGCCGAAGCGATTGGCAAGGGGGACGCATTTAGCGATCAGCTCGAACAAATTGGTCAGCAAGTCAAAGGCGTAAAGTTGCAGTTAGGCACGGCACTGATCCCCGCATTATCGGCGGCGGCCGAGAAAATCGCCGCAGTAATTGATAAGATCACGAGGTGGGTGCAAGAAAACCCAGAGTTGGCTGCCACGATCGGAAATATAGCGATGACCGTGGGCAAATGGCTGGCCATATTGGGTACGGCGGCCATTGCGATCGGTGGCGCGACGTTCATCGTCGGGCAGTTCGGAAAGGTATTCAGAACGGTGTCTGATACTATAAAAATCGGCACCGATATATACAAAGGGCTGACAGGAGCTACCGCTGCAGCCGGAAAATCGACAATAGCATATACCATAGGCCAAAAGATGGCTGCGGCCGCCCAATGGCTGTTTAATACCGCGCTGTTTGGGTGTCCAGTGATTTGGATAGTCGCCGGGATCATGGCTATTATCGCCGCCGTGGTATTGCTGGTCAAGTACTGGGACGAGGTGGCTGCATGGTTCAAAAAGTTATGGGATTCCATCGTCGGAATCTTCAAAGCGGCGTGGGAGGCGATCAAAAAGGTGTGGGGCGCTGTCACGGGCTGGTTTTCCAACCTTTGGGGCGGAATCAAGGCCGGTGTAGGGAAAGCCTGGGAGGGCATCAAAAACACCATCAGCAAAACCCGTGAGGGAGTACAAAAGGCATGGGGATCGGTGAAAGGCTGGTTCTCCAACCTTTGGAACGGCGTAAAGAACGTGACCGGCAAGGCATGGCAGGGGGTTAAATCGGTATTTCTCAATTACACACCCTATGGTTTGATCTATCAAAATTGGGATAAGGTTACCGGTTATTTCTCCAACCTTTGGGGCAACGTCAAAAGCGGTATTTCGACCGCTTGGGGCGGAATCAAAGATTGGTTCAGCAACATGCAGCCCGTCGAGTGGATGCGCGGCGCGTGGGAGAATGTAGGCACGTTTTTCTCGGGCCTTAACACTCGCTTCTACGAGTGGGGCAAAAACCTATTGCAAGGGCTTTGGAACGGTATAACCTCTATGGTCGATAAGATCGTCGAGGGGATGAAAAATATCGCGCGTAAGATCGCTACCGGCTTTAGGTCTATCCTCGGCATCAACTCCCCCTCCCGCCTTTTCGCCGAGTACGGTCTGAATATTACGCAGGGATTGGCTGTTGGTCTCGATCAAGGTGGTGCCGTCGTTGAAAACGCTACCGATGGCGTGGCCATGCAAGCGACCCGTGGAATCACGCAGTCGATGCAGTCCACCACGATGAACGCATCGACCATTGTAAGCGGCGGGAACACCGGCCCGTCCATTACCTATGCCCCGCAGATTACATTCGCCGGATCGACTACGCGGGAAGCGCGAGACGAGTTCGGAAAAATGCTGAAGCAGCACGCGAACGAGATCATGGAGATGATCCGCCGCTATGAAGATAACAAGGCGCGTTTGTCCTTTACGTAACGATTGAGAGCCATGTTTGCACAACTCGGAGATCACATATTTCAAGGGCTGAAAACCCCCGTATCGACCAGCGAGGCGGACGCCGTAAAATACGGCCAAATCCCTCGGGTCAACGATAAAGACGCCATCCAACCGACCGGCGCCGAGCTGCGGGAGATCAGTTTGACGATCATGTTTTCGTCTGAATTTTGCGACCCGCAGACCGAGATATTCGCGCTGAAAAAGTCGATGCACGCTTTCGAGGTGCTGCCGTACATTACCGGCGACGGGCGAATCGTTGGGAAATTCGTTATTACGAACCTTGACATCGCCAACCAACAGTGTACAGCGGATGGATGGGTGGAGTTGGCAACCGTCACCGTGAATTTGCTGGAGAGTCCCGGCGAGGAGGAAGCGGCCCCGACTGGGCGGGCGTTGAGCAGTCAGAAGCCGATCGCGTCGGCGCCCGCTGCGCCGGTTCCAAGCCCGGCGGCGGAGATAACCGGCGACGTGACCGCCGCCAAGGAAAAGGTTAGCGGGATGAAGCAGGCGATCGCCAAGGTAAAAAGCAGAACCACCAGCCTAAAGCGTGGTGTACGTGAGGTTCGACAGTTGGCCACTGATGCACAAGGGTTGTATGCGTCGGCCAAAACCAAGGTTGCGGCCACGGAAAAAATAATCAAGCGTGCCGGCCAGCTCCCCACCTCGCTGGACGAGGCGCTGGCATACGCGGAGAACCTTTCGAAAATTGACAACGTGGCCGATGTATCAGTTTTGGAGATGAACGTCGGCCAGCTATCCGCCAGCGCGGACAAAGTGACGACCAGCGCCACGCCGGTGGCGGGATTTGCTGGTACAAAGGAGGGAGGCAATTAAATGGCGAGTTTCAACTATACGACCGTTGAGGGCGACCGGATCGACCTGCTTGCTGCCAAGTTTTACGGCAGCATGGACGGTATCGCCATCATATCGGACGCCAACCCGCTCGTGCCACTTACGGCGGTTTTTCCGCTGGGCACGGTGCTGGTGATCCCGATCGTCGAGGACAGCGAGATGAACGTAAATACCGACCTGCCGCCATGGAAGCGTTAGAGAAAGTCATTGCGAAAATCACCGTCAACGGCAAGAACGTAACCGCCGACGTGTCGCCATACCTCTCCCGATTGTCGTATGCCGACAAAGAGGAGGCGGAAAGCGACGATTTGACGCTGACGTTCGAGGACACCGCAGGGCATTGGCAAAACGGCTGGTACCCCGAGCAAGGCGACACGCTGGAGGTGTCGATCGGCACGCCAGACGCTCCGCTGGATTGCGGACTCTTTGAGATAGACGAGATCGGGCTGGAGTTTCCGCCCGACACGGTGACGATCAAAGCCATCGGTGCCGCCATATCCAAGGCGCTGCGATCGCGGAACAGCAAGGCGTTTGAAAAGCAATCGTTGAAACAGATCGCCCAATATTTTGCGACGAAACACGGGCTGAAGCTCGTGGGCAACGTCAGCGACCTGCAAAAAATAGAGGTCGAACGCAAGACGCAGGAAAAGCAGACCGATCTCGCATTTTTGAGCGGGTTGGCCAAGGAGTACGGGATCGTTTTTTCCGTACGCGGAGATCAGCTCGTGTTCATGGACACCGAGGAGCTGGAGGCCCAGCCCGTAGTGCAGATTATTCATAAAAACGAGTTGAGCAGGGCGTCGTTCACGGACAAAACAAGCCAAGTGTATGGCGGCGCCGTCGTGGCGACCCGTAACATGAAAACAAACAGCGTCCAGAGGTGGAAGATCGAGCCGTCAGACCAGGAGGGCGGCAAGGGCACATTGACAAACGACACGTGGCAGGGCGACGTGACGGCCGAGAACGAAACGCAGGCCCAAGCCAAGGCCAAGGGCGCGTTGAAAGAGAAGAACAAGGACAAAATAACGGGTAGCATTACCGTTGTGGGGAACGTCAAGCTGGTGGCAGGGGTCAATATCGAGTTGACGGGCATCGGCAAGTTCTCCGGAAAATGGCATGTGGTATCGTCAGCCCATGACCTCGATAATTCGAGCGGCCACGTGACCACGGCGGCGATCAGAAAAATAGAGGTGTAGATATGTTTCGACTGGGTATAATATCAGAGATCGGCGAGGGTGAGAACCTGGGCTATGCGCGTGTTTCGTTCGACGAGAACGAGATCGTTTCCGGTTGGCTGGCCATGCCGTCCATGGCTACCTACAAGACGAAGCACTGGGTGCCGGTTGAGGTCAACGCACAGGTGGTTTGCACGATGGATGAGAATTGCGAGCAGGGCGCCATCGTGCTGGTCCTTTGGAGCGACACGGACACCCCACCCGATTGGGCCGGCCCCGATACCATGGGCGTAAAGTACGCCGACGGCGCCGAGGTGTTTTATAACGCCAAGGATCACAAGTTGACCGTGAACGCACCGGACTCCGAGCTGTCGATCACGTGTAAGAAATTGAATGTAGAGGGCGAGGTAAACATCACGGGAAATACCACTGTCACCGGAGAGATCACCGCCAGCGTTGAAGTTACCGCCGGCCCGCAGGAGATAAAATTGACAACACACAAGCACCCGACCAGCACAGGCGTGTCGGGGCCGCCAACACCATAAGCGTATGCCCGTACAGAAATCAGCATTGAAAGCGGCGATCAAGGCCGCCATGCTCGCCGAACGAGATAAAACAGACAACCCCGAGGCGTCCGCCGATCGTATTGCCGAGGCCATCACGAACGCGGTGGCTGCCGCGATCGTCGATGGGGTAAATACCGCCGTGATCACGCTGGCGAATGCCGCCGGACCGGTGACGGGAACCATAATCGCAAGTGCCGTATGATTGCGCCGAATGATGCACGCAACTGGCAGGTCAGTATGGAAGATCCCGCGAAGATCGTCGAGGGGGTGGATGATATTGTGCAGTCCATCAACATCATTCTGACGACCATTTCGGGCAGCGATCCGTTGCGCCCGGAGTTCGGAAGCAATGTCTACCAGTATTTGGATAAGCCGTTGCCGTCGGTGATGGGGAAGATCATATACGAAGCCACCACGGCCATCGGCCGGTGGGAAAAGCGCCTTGAAGTAACCCGCATCACCGCGAGCCGCAACGATGCCGTCCATACGGTTTTTAAGATCGAGGGCACGGTGGTCGGATCGGCAGAACAGATAACGATAACAACGATCATATAATGGCTATTGACACCAACACACCCACATTTGTGGAACGGGATCCTGCCGTGATCATGGCGGAGAGCAAGGCAAAATTGGAGGAGCTGCTGGGGCGTGAGTTGCAACCCGCACAGGTCGAGCAGTTGATCCTCAATTTCGTGGTGTTCCGCGAAACGCTACTTGTGAACCGCTTTAACGCGGGCATGCGGCAAATGCTCTACCAGTTCAGCACGGCGCCGATCCTCGACTACATCGCGGGATTGGTCGCCGTAGAGCGTCTTCCGGCGGCCAGCGCGGGGTGCACCGTCCGCTTCACCCTTGTTGCGGGCCATGGCTCCGTCTTGATCCCCGAGGGAACCCGCGTATCGAGCAGCGACGGCGTGGCGATATTCCGAACGGTAGACGACGCCGTGATCGCGCCCACCACTATGACCATAGAATTAGCTGTTTTGGCCGATGTTGCTGGCAAGGAGGGGAACGGGTATGCCATCGGGACGATCAACAAAATACTGGACCCGCTGGCGTTCGTGTCGACGGTGGAGAATATCGACGTCACGGGCGGCGGGTCCGACGTGGAAAGCGACGAGCAGCTCCGCGAGCGCATCAAGCTGGCGCCATCGCAATATTCGTCTGCCGGCTCTCGATCGAGCTACAAGTTTTACGCGAAAAGTGCCAACGCCATGATTACCGACGTGTCGGTGTCATCACCGGTGCCCGGCACCGTGCTGATCGTTCCGCTTACCGAGGTCGACGAGACGCCCGCGCAGGTGATCACGGATGTGTACGACGTGTGCAGCGCCGAGAATGTTCGGCCGCTCACGGACACGGTGATCGTGTCGGCGCCAGAACGTGAAGATTACGCGATCACGGTGGACGTGGTGCTGTACGACGGCGCCGATGCCGCGACCGAGCGGGCAAGTATCTCCAGCGCCTTGGATGAGTATGCCACGGCGAAGCGTGAAAAACTCGGATTGGACATTATACGGTCGCACATAGCCCAAACGTGTCGGCTGGCCAACGTGTACGACGTTACGGTCGTTGCGCCCGCCGAGAATCTGATCATATCGGATGAACAATTTCCAAACTGCACGGCCATCACCGTGAACGTAACAGGATTTAACCGTGGATGATAAAAACGTCATAGCAAGCGCGATTTCCGACAACGAACTGGCGCGGGCCTTTTCGGAGCTGGTGGCCGATAGGTGGGATAACTGGGATTTATCCGAGTTTCTGCCGTACTTGGTGGACACGGTAGCCCCGAGCGTCTTGCCGTACCTTGCCGATCAGTTCGACATCGACGGCCTGCAGGGGTTCGGAATGGCCGAGACCGAGCAGCAGCAACGGGACATCATCAAGAAATCCATCGCGCTGCACAAGTTCATCGGCACGCCGTGGGCGATACGTGAGGCGTGCCGCACGGTGGGGTTCCCGATCGTCATTTTGGAGGAGGGAGTCACCGCCCAGCCTGGCGGCCCCGAGAGTCCCGAGGACTGGGCGCGGTTCCGTGTATTCGTTGAGGCGCCCGATAGTCGCCACATCACCGCCGAGGAGAGCCGTAAAATCCGGTTGTTCGTCGAGTTCTACAAAAATGAACGGTCGCACCTGGTCGAAATAGGCTATTATCAGAGAATCGAGCGCAGCACGATATACCTTAACAGCAACGACTGGCTTTATATCGACGCGACCACCCGCCCACGCGCGTTTTCGGCTGGGTTTAACCATGGATTCAAATAA